AATGGCAACTATTCTGACTAAACGCAGCAACACAGCGAGTTCTGTTCCTGTTGCTGGTGATTTAACTAACTCTACCAGCGGTGCTGAGCTTGCTGTCAACACGGCTGATAAGCGCCTGTTTGTGAAGGATTCTGGTGGTACTGTCCAAGAACTTGGTACCAATCCTTCTACGTTCTCTTTGCCTAACGGCACAGCCAACGGCGTCCCTTACCTGAACGGCTCCAAAGTCCTGACCACTGGGTCTGCGCTGACGTTTGATGGGACGAACTTGATGCTTGGTACTACAAGCTCAAGCGGCAGACTTACGATTAAAAATCCTAGCGTATCTGGCGAACAAACCATTGTGGCTGTTCAAAACGCAGCCAGCACTGGAACGATTGGAAAGGTCACGTTTAATCAGGATACGGACGCTTTTGGCTTTATGAATGCCACAAGCGGTGGCGTGATGACATTTGGTCTGAACAACTCCGAACAAATGCGCCTGACCAGCACAGGTCTGGGGATTGGGACTACTTCTCCACAAACTCGATTGAACGTGTTTGGCTCTGGTGTTGGTGGTGCAACGCAGACAACGGTTACGGTTTCGCACATTGACGGCAGTTCGGGCAGCCAGTCGATTCGTTTTGGCGCGTATCAAAACGGCGCTTCTTTGTCTGGAGGAGCATACCTCCGTGCGCTGTACAACTACTCCAGCAGCACCGCCACATCTTTGGCGTTTTTGGTTGACAACGGTTCCTCCGCAATTGAAGCCGCCCGTATCGACTCCAGCGGTAACTTGCTGGTGGGGAAAACAGGTAGTTCAGAATCAGGTCAAGGCTGCGTCATTGCGCCTTCGTTCATGCGCGTAACGGTAAACGGAACCGGCGCCTCCACCATGATTCAATTCAACAATAACGGTGGAACGACTGTTGGCCGCATCGAAACAAGCGGGTCAAACACATCGTATGTCACATCCTCCGACTACCGCCTGAAAGAAGATGTACAGCCAATGACTGGTGCGCTGGCGTTTGTTCGCAAGCAGCGCCCTGTGACGTATCGCTGGAAAGCTGACGGCTCTGAAGGTTCAGGCTACATCGCCCACTGGCTGCAAGAGGACGGTGCTGGTCAATGTGTGACAGGCAATAAAGATGCAGTGGACGCTGATGGTAAAGCTGTTTACCAAGGCATCGACACCAGCTTTATGGTCAGCCCATTGAACGCTGCACTGAACGAGCTGGCTGACATTGTTGACGCTCAAGCAGCCATCATCGACTCTCTCAAGGCACGTTTGGATGCCGCTAACCTGTAATCGTTGCTACGCAACTGTAAAGGAAACATCATGACTACATACAACTGGAAAATCTCTCAACTTGACCGTAAGACCTCTGATGGCTTCGTCACTACTGCTCACTGGACTTGCTCTGGCGTAGAAGGTGAATTCACAGGCTCTGTGTACGCTACTGCTAGCTTTGAAGGTGAACTGGTTGTTCCCTACGCTAGCCTGACCGAAGCTGATGTGCTGGCTTGGGTGTGGAGCGTAGTGGACAAAGAAGCTACCGAAGCTGCTGTGGCTGCTCAGATTGAAGCTCAAAAGAATCCTGTGACAGCTTCTGGCCTGCCTTGGAGTAACTGATATGCCTTTGAAGAAAGGTAAATCGGATAAGACAATCTCTGAGAATATCTCTAAGATGGTCAAAGAAGGTAAACCTCAGAAACAGGCAGTGGCGATTGCGCTGTCTGAGGCTGAGAAAGCTAAGAAGAAACCAAAGAAAAAGAAGTAATATATGGCACGACCAGTAACAGTAGGTTTAAACCTAACAGCTAACACTCTGACCACTGTATACACAGTGCCTACTGGTTACTATGCCAAGTGGAACCTGATGTATCTTTTTAACAATACAGGCTCCACTAAAACTATTGCCGCCTATTGGCATGACGCTAGTACTTCCGCTGACATCTATGTGATGGACAGCGGTGTGAGCGCCAAGAACTATGTACGCATGGATGGAGGAGCTTATGTGGTCATGGAAGAAGGGGATAAGGTAATGATGCTGAGTGAAGCAGGAAGCTCCTTCAGCACTATCTGTACCTTTGAGTTAATTAAGAAAGAAGGAATCTAATGGCTACGTATTTAGACATCACTAACAATGTACTCCGTAGGCTCCGTGAGTCTACCGTCAGTTCTGTGAACGATACTGACTACAGCGCCATGATTGGTGTGTTCATCAATGATGCCAAGCGTGAGGTAGAGGATGCCTATGATTGGAATGCTCTGACAGATACGCTGACAGCAGTAACCTCTACTGACGTATTCAACTATGTGCTCACAGGTTCTCGTACACGCTTTCGTGTCGTAGATGTCCTGAATGATACCAGTGACTTTAATCTTTCCTACGCTCCTACCACATGGATGAATAGACAGTATCTCCTGACTGATTCTCAGAAAGGTGAACCTACATACTATAACTTCAACGGTGTGGATGCTAACGGTGATACTCAAGTAGATCTGTTCCCTATCCCTGATGGTGTGTACAACATTCGCTTTAACTTGGTGATTCCACAAGCTGATCTGAGTTCGGACAATGATCGTATCTTAGTTCCTGATCACTTGGTATCTATGTTGGCCTATTCTAAGGCTATCTCTGAGCGAGGTGAGGATTCTGGATTGACCAGTTCTGAAGCTTATCAAATGTATCGTTTAGCTTTGGCTGATGCAGTGGCTATTGAGCGTAATCATTACAACGAAGAAATGGTCTGGAGTGCTACTTAAATGGCAGAACAACTACTCACTACCACGATTCAAGCTCCGGGTTTCCAAGGCTTAAACCTTCAAGATTCGTCTGTGAGTTTGGATAATGGATACGCTACAGTGGCTCAGAACTGTGTCATTGACAAGTTTGGGCGTATCGGGGCACGTAAGGGCTGGGCACCAGCTCATAGTGCCTTAGCTGCTGCCACAGGTGCCTATATCAAAGCTATCCATGAACTGATTGCCAACGATGGTACCAGTTACATCATAGCAGCAGGCAACAATAAGATCTTTAAGCTTGTTGGAACTACCCTTACCGAGTTAACTTATGGTGGGGGTGGAGTAGCTCCTACGATCTCCGCTAGTAACTGGCAGATGGCTCCTTTGAATGGTCGTCTGTATCTGTATCAAGTAGGTCATGATCCTCTGGTGTTCGACCCTGCTGTCAGTACTACTCAATATCGACGTATCTCAGAAGCTACAGGCTATTTAGGCACCGTACAGAATTCTAACTGTGTAATCAGTGCTTATGGACGTACGTGGTCAGCTAATACTTCAGTAGACAAGAATACTATCCAATTCTCTGACTTAAAGGCAGGTCATGTACTGAATACAGGCACTTCCGGTACTCTAGACGTATCTCAAATCTGGCCTAACGGTGCGGACGAGATTATCGCTTTAGCAGCCCATAACGGTTATCTGATGATCTTTGGTCGTAGACAGATTCTGATCTATCAAGGTGCTCGTGATCCTTCTACGATGTCCTTGGCAGACACTATCAGCGGTATTGGCTGCGTAGCTCGTGACTCTGTAGTGGTTACTGGTGGCGATGTGGTGTTCTTGTCCGATACAGGTGTACGTTCTATCATGCGTACCATTCAAGAGAAGTCTGCTCCTATGCGAGAGCTTAGCTTGAACGTTAAAGATGATCTGATTGCAGATGTGTTGACAGAACAAGCTGAAGATATTCGTGCTGTGTACTCAGATAAGGATGCCTTCTATCTGTTGTCTTTACCAACTACAAATACAGTGTATTGTTTCGATATGCGTAATACGCTTCAGAATGGTGCAGCTAGGACAACTATCTGGAATAATATCACCCCTAGAGCTTTCATGTACACCCGTAATAAGGATTTATTGCTTGGACAAGAAAGTTTTATTGGGAAATACGAAAATAACCTTGACAACACTGCCTCATATCGGTTAAAATATTACACCAACTACTTTGATTTCGGTTCTCCTACAGCTATTAAGATTCTGAAGAAACTGAACTTTACATTTGTAGGTGGTAATGGTGCTGATCTGAGTGTTAAGTACGGTTTTGATTATGGTAATAACTATCTGTCCAGAACCATCTCTTTAGGTAACGTTAACATTGCTGAGTACGGTGTTGCAGAGTATAACATCGGAGAATACACAGCAGGTGTTGTTTTCGACAACCAGAAGATCAATGCCTCGGGTTCAGGTAACGTTTTACAAGTCGGGTTAGAAGCTGAGATTAGTGGCTTTGAACTCTCTCTACAAAAGCTGGATTGCTACGTTAAAGCAGGAAGAATTAAATAATGAGTAACTTGGCTCTTTTATACCCGACTGAAAGTAAGCTATGTCCTCATTGCTCTACAGTAAAACTATTTACTGAATTCAATAATAACAAAGCTACTAAGGACGGTAAGCAAAGACTTTGCCGTCCTTGTGATAATGAACGGCTTAAGTCTAATCGCAACCGTCGAATAGATCAGTATAAGAAGTATGAACAAGACTATCGGAAAGCGAGAGCTAACGATCTTGAGTACAGACTTCGGAATTTGTTAAACGCTTCCCGGGCGAGGGCTAGAAATAAAGATAGAGAGCATGAAATAACTCTTCAAGATCTTTATGACTTGTATCCTATAGACAATAAGTGTCCAGTTTTTGGTTTTGAATTAGAATGGAATAGTGCAGGTTTTAGAGAAACAAGTCCTTCAATAGATAGGATTGATTCTTCTAAAGGATACACAAAAGACAATATTCAAATTATTTCGTGGAAAGCTAACAGATTGAAAGCTTACGCGACAGTGGAAGATTTAGAAGCTGTAATAGCTTTCATGAAACAAGGAGATTAACTTGAGCTCGTATACGAAAGCAACTGACTTTGCTGTTAAAGATTCCCTGTCTTCAGGGAACCCTAATAAGCTGGTCAAAGGAACTGAGATTGACACAGAGTTTAATGCTATTGCATCGTCTGTGAACTCTAAAGCAGACAAAGCTAGCCCTGCCCTGACAGGTACGGCTACCGCAGTCAACCTGACTGTCACAGGTACACTATCAGCAACACTCGAAGGCGGGGTATATTAATTATGGCATGGCAAGATGATTTATGGGCTGCTGCTACGAGCCCTCAAGGCATTAGCGCAGGTATTAATACTTTGGGTACGTTGTATGCAGCTAACCAAGCCTCCAATGCTCAGCAGAACGTAGCCGCTGCTAACACTGCTGCTGCTCAACAGGCTGCTGAAGCTGCTGCATTCCGTCCCGTGGGCGTCACTACTCGCTTTGGTACTTCTGGTTTCCAGTATGATGATCAAGGTCGATTGACCGGAGCTGGCTACCAAGTTGCTCCCGATGTTGCTGCTCAGCGTGAAGCATTGATGGGCTTGTCTGGTAGTTCCTTGGCTCAGGCTCAGGCTGCTCAAGGCTTGATGCCTCAGTACAGTCAAGCTGCTCAAGGTTTGTTTGGGTTAGGCCAACAGTTCCTGCCTACATCGACTGCTTATAACGCTTCTCCTGAAGCTATGGCATATGCTAATCAGCTTCGTGGTATTGCAGGTCAGGCTATGCCTGCCAGCTACGACACCACAGCAGCTGCTCAGCAGTATATACAACAGCAGCAAGGTTTGCTGGCTCCTCAGCGTGAACAGCAACTGGCTCAGATCCGTAATAACCTGCAACAGACAGGCCGTGCTGGTTTGGCTACAGGTGCTACAGCCGCTGGTGGCATGGGTGCTACTAACCCTGAAATGGCTGCCTACTATAACTCTATCGCTCAGCAAGATGCTACTCTGGCAGCTAATGCTCAGCAACAAGCTCGTGCTAACCTGTTGCAGGACATTAACCTTGGCTCTAGCTTGGGCGGTCAGGCATTGCAGACTCAGCAGGCTGCTGAAGAGATTGCTCGTCAGCGTATGTTGTCTAACCTGCAGACAGGTACTGGCTTGTTCGGCACATCCGCTGGTTTGATGGGTCAAGGCTACGGCTTACAGTCTCAGGCTCTGTCTCCTTGGACTTCGTACTTGGGCGGTGCTCAGACGCTGGAAGGCTTGGGTCAACAAGCTCTTACAACTGGTACTGGCTTAGGTTCCTCTATCGCTGCCGCTGGTGCTCAACAGGGTAATCTGTTAAGCTCTGCTGCTGCTCGTAATGCAGCTTTGCAATCTCAAGCGGCAGGCCTGCAAAGTGCTGCAACGACAGGTGCTATCAAAGGTCTCCAAGACCCTATCGCTGCTTTGATTGGTAACTTAGCAGGTAATCCTCAAGGTACTAACCTTACTCAGCAACAGTACGCTATGATTAGCGGCTACTAAAAGGATACATATGGCTACTCCAAGTTTATTTGGTATGTTGGGTGACGAAGCAGCAATGCAGCGTCAACTCGATGAACAACGTGCTCAAGCATTTGCACAGCAGACACAAGAGCAGCGTTTAGCTGGTATGGGTTATCAGGCTGGTGCAGGCCTTGGACGTGCTGTTGCAGGTATGTTCGGTGCCGATACTACTGATCCTGTTGTCCGTAAGGCTTCTCAAGTACGTCAGTTGGCTTCTCAGTTTGATACTACTCAGCCTGAGGGCATGATGCAATTTGCACAGGCTGTTCGGGCTCTTGATCCTAACTTGGCTGTGCAGGCTGCTGAGAAAGCTCAGGGGATGATGAAGACTTCTTCTGAGATCACTAAGAACTTACGTGAACGAGCTGCTGCTGATCCTTTCCAAAAGCTGCTTGAGTCCGGGAAGTTCTTACCTGCTAGTGTTGCTAAGTACGAACAAACAGGTAATAAGGCTGATCTGGAGTTTGCTGATAAGATTGAGACTAAAGGTGAATTTGAACGTATCTTAGGTTCTTTGGAACTGCCGCCAGAACAAGAAAGACAAGTTAAGCAACAATGGGTACAGGCTAAGCTCAATCCTGATGCTAATGGTCTTAAAGGTCTTCAGGCTCAGTTGCTAAAGGCACAGATTGATCAAAAAGAAATGAAGCTTGCGACTGACCGCGAAAAAGCAGAAACAGAGAAATCACAAGCAGTTTCCAAGCTGAGTAGTACTGAGACTAGTATGGATACTGCTTTGGCTACTGCCGAAAAAGCACTTAAACTCGCTCCTAACAGTTTAGCTGGCGGTGTTACTCAGGCTGTGTCTGCTTCTATCCCTTGGACTGATTCTAAAGCATTAACTAATCTCGTTAGTTCTTTAAATAGCGAGAAAGCTATCGGGACGCTTGAAGAACTTAAGAGCCAGAGTCGTACAGGCGCTACAGGTTTCGGTGCTCTAAGCGAGAAAGAACTTGCTTTGATCTTGAACAAGACCCGTGCATTAGATCCTACAGATAAGATGTTTAAAGAAAATCTTACAGTGGTTATGGATGGCTGGGGCAAGATTCGTAATCAGGTTCGTGAATCCCGACTTAACTTACAAGGTAAGAAAAGTGAAGCTGATGCTGAAGCCATGATCAATAAGACAATCGAACACAATAAGTCTAAAGGGGCTATGACTAGGGAACAGGCAGTTCAACTACTGAAATCTGCTGGTCGTCTCCCCGCTAATTATTAAGAAGGTGAAATGAATGGCTGATACAACAGGATACGCAGAAGCTAAGCAACGGTTTGAGAAAGCTAAAGATGCTTGGGAGAAAGCCCCTGCCACGCTTTCTAATCAAGAACGCCAAAAGCTCTTGAAGGAATACGGAGTAGCTCGCCGGGACACGGCAGAGCGCACTCCTATGGGTGCTTTGGGCGCCGGTATGCTTAGAACAGCAGGGGACGTAGTCACAGGAATTCCTGATCTTGCTATTGAAGCAGGTAACTGGGCGGCGCGTAAGATCGGAGGAGAAGGAGTTGGTCAACTGCCTACTCTTGGCGGTCTTTTTCGCCAAGCAACAGGTCAAGCTGAAGGACCTAAGGCTCCTGAGTTAGCTGACTATTATAATGCTCCGGGATATGCTGCTGCTGCGTACAGTGTGAGTAGTTTAGCCAAAAAGGGATGGAAAGCTTTTAAAGACAGTCGCTTGACTAAGAAAGCAGATGAGCTCCTTGGTGATTTAAACCCCACCGAGCGTAATATGTTCCAGCAATGGATGGTTAAAGGTCAAGGTTCTTCTTCACCTGAAGTTGCAGCAATGATTGAGAAGGTTAGACAGAACCCTAAGTATGCTGAGTTATTCACAGCTATGGAAGGTGCTGCTGCTAAGGAAGCTTTAAAAGGTATTCGTCCTACAGGTGGTTCACAGACTGCTGAAGAAGCTGCTGCAGGTATTGCTCGCTCCGTCCAGAACAAACTGGATGGTGTTAAGAAGGCCCGTCAAGAAGCAGGTAATGATTCATTTGAGAAGGCTTTTAAGCTAGCTGGCGATGCTCCTTTCGTGAGTACTGATAATACACTAGCCACTATCAATAAACTCAAAGGTCAATACCCTGATAATGCAGGTGTTCAAGCTTACTTAGATAATTTAGCAAGTAAAATTCCTCCTCGAACTGATAGTATCACCAACACCGTAGTTCCTGAGAAACTCACAGTTCAACGCTTACAGGGGTTCTTACATGAGTTTGGTAAGAAAGCTGAAGGCAGTGACTCAGTTGTTACAGGCTTAGGCTTGGATGATATGCGCCGTGTTAACTCTGCTTTGTTCAGCGGTCTGCGTACTGATTTATCAGATACGTTGAAGACAGCTACTAATCTGAATGAGAAGAAGGCTGTAGGTTCATTGATTCAAGCCCGTGAACAGTTCCGTAAGGCATCTGAGGAATATGATAATCTGATTGCTCAGGGTGTTCCTAAGTGGCTCCAGAGCAAGAGCATTAATGAAGTATCTTTAGAGGATTTAACTAAAGCTTATAAAGATACTAATCCTTCTCAGCGGCAAGTGTTCCGCGATTGGGTAGGTGAAAATCGTGCTGAATCTTTGAAAGCTATCGATAAAGCTGTATTTGATGACTTCCTCGCAGGCAGCTACAAGAAGCTACCAGACGGAACTATTGGGTATGATCTTGGTTCCATTGCTGATACGTGGAACACATTGAAAAAAACCGATCCTAATAAGGCTGGCCAATTAGCTGATGCGTTGGGGATGAATGCCAATGAGTTTTCACGTAGGATGAAGGACGCTTCTGTCTTTACTCGAAAGATTCAAGTTGGCGGTCTCAAAACTGAAGGTGTCCCTATTGCGGGGGATGCTTCAAGGGCTATTACTGCTGCTGTTGGTGCCTCGTCTGCTGGTTATCAAGGTGCTAAATTAGCTGACCTTGGCCTTGAAGCTGTTAATGAAATCTTCAAAAAGCGAGGGCTGACAGAAGAGCAACTAATGAAAGTCTTGCTGACGGGTGAAGGCAAACAATTCTTACAGAATGCCGCCATTTCTCCTCAAAGCGCTAAGACTCTTCAGTCTTTAATGACAGTGGAGAATGCTTCCTTACCGGGAACAGTACCTGCTCTATCTGCCGCTGCTGCTCCTGCTGCTGTGGTTGAGACGCCTTTAGCACCTACTGCTGATATTTTTGAGCTCCCTCCTGAATTTCAACCAGCGGTTGCGATGCCGGAACAGTCTTTTACTGACAACACCCAATGGGAATTACCACCGGAGTAAACTATGACATCTCATGCGGAACACGAAGTAAAGGGCATCTAAATGTTAGCAGAACTTGCAGCCGCTAACGCTGCTTTTGCTGTTATTAAAGAAGCTATCCGTAACGGCGGGGACTTGATCTCCGCTGGTTCTAAGCTTGGGGAATATTTCAACATAAAAAGTGATATATCCAAGAAGGCTGGTAGTAAAGGCAAAGCAAGCGAAGAATTCTGGGCCACAGAGAAACTTAGGAAACAGGAATACGAACTCAAACAGATGATGGTCTATCAAGGTAGAGCAGGTCTGTGGGATGACTGGCTTAAGTTTCAGGCTAAACAACGTAAAGAACGTGCTGAAGAAGAGCGTAGACAATACCTCAAGAAGGAAAGACGTAAGGAACTCGCTATCGAGATCATTATGGGTACTTTAATTACCTTACTTGCTGCCTCCGGTATCGGTGTTGTCTTCCTCATCCTTTGGTATCTGTTACAAAAGGGACAATAAGAATGATAAATAGTTATGTAGGCTTATCAGCCGATGAGATCGAAGTCCGTGTATGGGCTTTTGTTGTCAAGGCGATTACTTCTATGGTGTTCTTAATCGCTATGGGTGTCTTGTACGCCATTGCCTTTGAAGAGCAATCTGCAATACTGGCTCCTATTGATGCTGTCTTTCTAGAGATCCTTAAAGCTATTGCTTTCATGGGTGTAGGTACCTTAGGCGGCATCTCTGGACGTAAAGCTGTATCCTCTTATGCTAAGAAAGTGAGTGAAGAAGATGCTTCCACTGATACCTCTGCTTGAGATAGGTTCTAAGATTCTTGATAGAGTTATGCCGGATCCTGCTGCTAAGGCTGCTGCACAGGCTGAGCTTGAGAAGTTAGCTCAGGATGGTGAACTGGCTAAGATGGCTAATGAGACTAAGCTGTTTGAGACTGAGCAGAATAACCTCACAGATCGTCTAAAGGCTGACATGGCCTCTGACAGCTGGCTGTCTAAGAACATTAGACCAATGACCCTTGTATTCATTCTGGTTGCTTATACAGTGTTTGCTATGATGTCCGCATGGGACATTGAAGTGAACAACAACTACGTAGAGCTTCTGGGTCAATGGGGAATGCTGATTATGAGTTTCTACTTTGGTGGGCGTACCTTAGAGAAGATTATGGATATGAAGAAAGGTAAAGATGACAAAACTCAGTGAACATTTTACACTAGAAGAAGCTACTCATTCTGATACAGCTATTCGTCAAGGCATTAACAACCAGCCTGATGCTAAACAGCTTGAGAACATGAAGATTGCTGCTGAAGGCATGGAGAAAGTCCGTGCTGTCTTAGGCAAGCCTATCAGTGTCAACTCTTGGCTGCGTCTGCCTGAGGTTAACGTAGCTGTTGGCGGCTCTAAAGTATCCTCACACATGGATGGGTGGGCTATTGACTTTGTATCCAGCTATGGCAGTCCCTTAGCCGTATGCAAGGCTATTGAAGCTGCTGGTATCAAGTTTGATCAGATGATCCATGAGTATGGTCGTTGGACTCATATCTCCTTTGCCCCTGAGATGCGTGGTCAAAAGCTTACCATCTATCGTCCAGAGAACAAGTACAAACAAGGCTTGTTGTCTGAGGACGAGTATCATAAGGCTTGAGATATGTCCGAGGATATTAGTCATAGAGAGATCTACGAACGATTGTGTAAGGTAGAAGCTAAAGTAGACAAAGTAGCTACAGACACGGAAGGTATGGTAGCAGCCTTTAACGCTGCCTCCGGAGCCTTTACCGTCCTAGAGTGGCTAGCTAAAGTAGCTAAACCTATTATCTTTATTGGTAGTATTATTGCCGGTATCACTGCTCTGTGGCATAATCACAAAGCATAAACAAATAAGGCCCGTTAGAGTTCATCGCTCTAACGGGCCTTTTTCATTTACTCTACAGTAACTTCCTTCACCTTCTTAGGCTTAGGCGGCTTGTTCAGCCCATTCAGATACTTGTATCGTCGAAGCATACGCTTTTGAGATTCCTCACTGTCGAACCAAAATTCCTTCCCGTTCTTCAGGTCATCCAATTCCTTGTCAGTCAAGAACCCCTTATAGGCCTGATCCAGTAACTTGTTGATCTGTCGTGTAGCAAAGTCAGTCTGACCCTTGACGTTAGGTACTGTACCAATAGAACCGTAGTGAGCAGTATGCAGCATCATCTCTGCGCTGTCCGCAATGTAGCATTCCTGCGCCATACAGGCCAACATAGAGGCTGCGCTGTATGCTGCTCCGATTACGGTCACTCCAACCTGACCACGACATCCTTTCATAGCTTCGATGATCTGCCAGATAGCATCTGTCCGTCCTCCTGAGCTATTCACCAACATATTCACGGAATCATTCTCACTACAAGTAGCCAAGCAGTGAATAACATCTCGATAGTTACTAGGAGCTAGGATGTCGTCGTCGATAAAAATGATGTGAGCATGGCTTTGCTGAGTAATCGTACGAATCAAACCCTTCTGGTCAGGCATCATCATCATGAATTCTTCAATGTTCTCATTTGCTTTCATTCGCCATCCTCATACTTAGTTTTCATTTTATTTCCTTTAGAAATGTTATCAAAGGCAGTTAATACTTGCAGATTCCATGGAACATGAAGACCACATACATTGCTTCCTTGTAAAGGCACAATATGATCTACATGATATTTGATTTCAAAAACTTCAGAAGCTGCTTGAGCAAGTTCATAAAATTCTTCAATCTTTTTAAAATCTTCAGCAGTTAACCAAGGCGGAGTAGCAGAAAGTTTAACTGCTCTACGTTTAGAGTTAATAGCATTACACAGGTGCTTGTTTTCTTTCTGCCAAACACTCATGTATTGTTTACGTTGCTCTTTCTTTTCTCGGGCATACTGTAAACGAGCTTCTCTATTCCTGTAGTAGTATTCTTTCTGCTTTCTCAGCCTTTCTTCTTTATTTTCTCTGTAGTATTGGCTACACCTTTGCGCATTATCAGTCGCCATCTTCGTATTTAGTCTTTGCGATAATGTAATTGCGTACCAACGAACTTCGTACGATGTCTTCAATATGAAATTCAATACGTACAAACTCTTTCATCTTGGCAGCAATGTCAAAGAACTTAAGAATACCGCTCTTGTCATCCTTCTTCTTCAAGTCTGTCTGTCGGTAGTCCCCACAGAAGATGATCTTGGACTTGTCACCAACACGAGTAATGATGGTGTCCAGCTCCTCAAACGTCATATTCTGAGTTTCATCCACGACAATGATACTGTTAGAGAATGTTGTACCTCGAATGAACGAAGTAGACACAAACTCAATATGCCCTTGCTCCACCAGTCGATCCCAAGCATCCTTACGCTTGAACAGGTCACTACAGATCTGTCGATAAGGCTGGATATACACCTCCATCTTCTCATCTGCATCGCCGGGCAAGAAACCAATGTCACGACTCTGTACACTACTACGAATCACAGTCACCTTGTTAAAGGGATTATTACGATCCATCGCTTCCTCCAAGGCCTTATACAGGGCAATGTAGGTCTTACCTGTACCTGCCACACCATGCAAAGCCATGAAGTAGTTAGAGGCTTGATAGGCCTCGAAGAAGTCCATCTGCTTCTCAGTCTTAGGCTTGATAACAGTCATATCATCTAGCTTCAACTTCAAACTATTACTGATCTTCTCCCGAGGAGTCAACTCCTTAGCTGGAATTGCTCGGTTCATCTGTTTACTCGCCATCTTGCTTCTTTCTTAGTTGATATTCATACTCACTACGCGCTAACATCGCTTGATAGCTCTCCCCTGTTTCTTTGTGTACCATAGGACCATGAAAGCCGGGCTTATCATTCTTGAGTTCAAACATATCAATGAACTTATTTCCAGCTTTCCGGTTCTCTTCGCAGATCTCACTTACTGTACGCATAGGCTTATTCGTCATTCGAGAACACCAAATGAGGCATTTGACGCACCTGTGGGAACTTCTCTAGAAACTCCTCACGGGTCATGTCCTTACCTACCATGATCTCTGTAAAGGACTCACCCTCTCGAGTGAGCCTTTGTTTCAGAGCCATACACGCAGGACAGTTCTCCTTGCTGTAGACTACAATCTTCATTCAATCTCCTTTAAGCATGACAGGCAACACATTCACCAGAGCTAGCGCTAACACCGGCCTTGGTACGAATATAATACAGACTCAAGATACGAGGATCTTTGAAGGCATACTTATGCACAGCACTGATATACTCTTCTGGATCTTCAGCACCAAAGAACAGGTTAATAGATTGTCCTTGACAGATATACTGTTGACGATCAGAAGCCTGCTGAAGCAGTGCATACTGGTCAATCTCAAACGCTGTCTTGAACACTTCCTTCTCTTCATCGGTCATCCACGTTACGTGTTGGACAGAACCGTCATGGCTTGCGATCTCAAGCAACATCTCACGGCTATACACGCCTTCACGCTTCATGATCTCCAGCAGTTCTGGAACTACTCGAATAGTTTCTCCTCCGGCTCCTTGTTGGACAAACACATTTCCAATAAATGGTTCAATACCTTGGGAGACACCACCCATGAGTTGGGAGGTTGACATGGTGGGAGCAACTGCAAGGCGGTGAGTATTACGGACTCCATATCCTCGGCAGTATTCAGGTTCCCCAAGTTTATCTGCGAGATATCGTGAAGCGGATGCTGATTGTCGGTTAAGCTCATTAAAGATCTCCACATTAAGTTTCTGAGCTTGGAAGCTCTCAAAAGGTAGCATACGCTTGTGCAGCAGTGAGTGCCAACCAAGAACACCGAGGCCTAGCGCACGGCTCTTTTCAGTTGACGCCACCGCCTTTTCAAAGCCTCTTTTGCCAGCAGCCATCGACAAGAACTCACTAGTAACACAATCAAGAAATACTGTCGCAGTAAATACTGCATCCGTGTCTTTCCACTCATCATACTTCTCCAAGTTCATACTAGCCAAGATACAAGTGAATGTCTCTTCCTCACCACTGTGCAGCATGATCTCTGTACACAGATTAGAAGCCTTAACATCCAAGTTATGAGCCTTATACATCTCAGGACGGGCTTCAGCAACCTTATCGGTAAACAAGAAGTAACCCTTACCTGTCAACATCTTCAGCTTCAACGCCTTCTGATAACGCTCAATAGCTTCAGGATGCCCAGAGTCCAGGGAATCCATGAACTCAGCACTGATAGTCCATCCAACGTTAGCATCGTCAGGGTTATTCTTCACCCAGTCAGCCAGTTCGTGAAAGTCAGGATGATCAATAGGAAGATAACCTGCCCAAGCACCTCGGCGAGCAACACCTTGGGTCACCCGCTTCATAGCGTCTACATAGGTTTGAAAGACTGGTAACACTCCCGAAGCCGTGCCTCCAGTCCCGATTTGAGAACCCCTTGGTCGAATGTCCCCCAAGTAACCACTAGTGCCAAAGCCATTCTTAGTGAGAACAGCAGTATCAAGGAGCTCACCGTAAAAGTCAGCAACAGAGTCACCAATGTACTGACCACTACAAGCAACAGGCATGCCTTTATTGGTACCAAGATTAGCCAGAGTAGGCGTCGAAGGGCTAAGCCAGCCTTTCCAAATAACTTCAAAGAACTTTTCATTCCAGTTTTGTCCATCGTTAGGTGCGTGTTTAGCTGCTGTTGCGGCAATCTGAGCTACTCGCTGATTAAAAGAAGTAGAGCCTTCCATGTACTTTGACTTGAACAGTCCCCATCCGCCTGTTTGATACCAGTTAGGTAGAAGTCCTTGTTGTTGCAGACGTTTACGCTCTGCGCTCAGGAACTCATACTTATTGTCCAACACTGCGCTCACCATACAAAGTTCCTTTCATTCCATTTACGTGAATACTGATTTCCAACCTTAGCGAAAAAATCGTGGATCACAGCGGTGCTGATACCGATGTAGAACCAGTCAGAGATTGTATCACCAGTTTCATCAAAGATACTGTCAAAGCCCAGATTGTTCAAGCAAATGTTAGCTCGTGCATTGACGAATGCTTTCATGGCAACAGCATTGATACCTTCGATGTCTCCTTGGGAGAACAACAAGTCAACAATACGATGCTCATGATCAACCAATGCCTTAGCAGCTTGCTCAACTCGTGTCTTCATCCACGCCTTATCTACCTTATTCTCTTCCATGTACGTACGGAACAGCCAAGCACCTGCTTCATGGTGGATATTCTCATCTCGAACAGAGAAGTTAATACCTGCCACTAGGTTACTCAGTTTGTTCTTACCGTTACTCTGGAAGTGCTTCAGGAAAGCAAAGCTAGAGTACAGGACACACCCTTCCATCATACTGAAGACTGCCAAGGAAAGGGGAACATCACGACCACTAACAATAGTGTCCAAGTACCCAATACGGCTAGCCAGTACAGGATCATACTGCCAAGATTGATGGAACTCTTCAGTAGCCAATCCAAGCAATTCGTTAATCCGGTTGTAAAAGCGTGCATGAACGTTACTCTCAAAGTAGCAGAAGGCATCAGCCATCAACTCAATATCAGGATGCTGAAAGTTAGGTTTAACAGTACCAGACCAATACTCATTACCAACAATAAGTTCATATTTGGTAAAGAGTTTGAGTGCAGTAGTAACACCATGACGTTCAGCGCCAGTAAAGTCGGTAAGAATACTGTGTACATCTTTTTCCAAGTCAATTTCGTCAAAAGTCCAGAACACACCATTCTGTTTATCAGCAAAGGCCAAAGCCTCTGGATAGTCGAAGGTGTATGTAGTCTTCTTCGTCAGAAGGTTTCTCATTCGATCTCCCGCATAAGTTTATCTTGTTGTTCTTCAATGTAATCCTCAAACCGATCAACAAGGTCATCACTGTGGATGTCTAGAACTTCTAGCAATGTGACCTCATCGACTTGTTTAAGCTTCTCTTTAAGTTCCTCAAACGTAAGATTCATAGTCTTCAATCATCTTATCAAGGTACCAACGAGCTTTCTTCAAGTCTTCAACACCATTTTTGTCCATGAAGCGCATGACATATTGTAGCATTTGCACATAATCAGCGATGAACATATGACTGTAAAACATATGAACAGCTTCCTCATCAAACTTACCAACTAGCTTTTTAATGACATCACGAACTTCAATACCTTCCTCTTCAAACAGCATATAGTGTTTAGGCTTCTCCACAGGATCAAAGTGTAGATCACCTGAACCTTCATCCAACCATCCATCTGTATCAGCTTTGAACCAATCATCAATAGCTTCTTTGAGAGGCTGTGCAGCATGGGAAGTCATATACAGATCTCCCTTAACGAAGTTAGAGTAGCCTCGGCAGGTCACACAAGGAGCTTCAGATTCCTTATCCATGAGTGCATAGAAGCACTGATCACATTTATTTGCCACTATATTTCCTTTCAAGATACTCGATAGAGAGTAACATCTCATCAAAGCTACCGTCTTTAACGTCGTTCAGGACAACCAAGCCGCGCCAGTGACGGTTAGATAGTTTGTCCATGTAAGACTCATCGTGTAGATAGTAGCTACCAGCGATAATCCCGCAAATAGGCTTCCCATCAGCACGTTTACCATAAGCAATCTGTTTTCCTTGCTGATGGCCTGCCACGCAAGACATATGAAGCTTATTGACAAGAGCGCTAGCGGTTCCGGCAGGACGCCCCATAGCACCGACAGGCCAATAGTGATTAAAGCCAACACCATTGATAAAGACAGGATGTAGAAAGTTATGCACTTCCCAATCTTTGTCATAACCGAGATCAGCGACACTGATAAGTCCTTCCAATGTTGGATTGTTGTTCACAGCTCGGTCAATACGGTTCTCATGATTACCAAGAGTCAGTACCATCCGAGGCTTGTAAACCTTTTCCTTGTTCTTCTTCTGCTTACCCTGAAGTTCACGCAAAGGATTAAGGAGCTTCTTCATAGCCTCTTTAACAATCTCTACATCCTTCTTGTATCGCAGACCTTCAAAGTACTTAGAACCCTTTACGTCATGAGTGGACAGTGAAGGCATATCTGCGAAGTCACCAATGTTTACAACAACATCTGGTCGATAATCACAGATAGCCTTACCTGCCCATTCAAGATGATCCAAAGGAACTCCTTCTTTGACTTGACAGTCAGGGATCACCAAGATACGCATTAGTCTTCATCCTTAGTGAAGTATTCACCTTGCCATGCTTGATCATTGATACAGTATTTAGGCTGTTCGATACGAATCTGGGATTTAATATCGTATCCGTAAACTCCTTGAAGGAAGTTAACAAAGTCATCCAGTACTTCGGGCCATGTAACTTCTTCAACAGTCACTTCATGTTTGTATTGTTTGCCATCACAATCTTGGTAAGCAAAACCATAAATAGTATTATCGTTCATCTCCAGATCCTTTCAAAGTATTGTTAATTTGTCGCTCAGCCAGCTTCTTCAAGTTCTGACTGGCAATGTCAGCCAAGCTCCAGCCCATCACCGTAGCCAAGCCAGCGATCTGCCAGAACACATCACCAACTTCCTTTTGCATACCTGCTTCATCCAAGACACCATCTCGAATCCACTTGGCATACTTACCTGCAACTTCACCAGCTTCCGAGGTCAGGTTAGACACCATGTAAGCAGGGTTCTTAGCAGTCTCTAGCGCTGTCTTAAACGCCAGCTCTTGATATTCTTCAATCAGCATACAGGGTTGCTCCCTTCAGTAACTTTAAACTTCAATGTAAAATACTTATGGGTGTCTCCGGGATACATATAGCGAGTAACGTCAAAGCCCCCACTAGATGTAAAGTACTCAAGGCTAGGATTAGCATGGTATGCTTTCTCCAACAGGGACCGAGCCATGCGTCGAATCTCTCCGATAGTTACTTGCTTATCAGGAGTATCGTAATACACCCATTCAAGAGCATCCATCACACGCTTGACCTTATCAAAGTCAAACTCATCCAGCAAGTCTTCAATTTGTTTGATACGCATCATTTAACTCCTTTGCATAAAGCAATTCTTTAACAGCAGGAAATTGTTCACAAACGATCAGCTTAACCTGCTCCGCTACCTCTCGGTGTTCCTTCTGCGTAGCCGCATCACAGCGAATATCCACATAGTGAAGCCAACTACGCAGATTACCAGCCATGTACATCCGACTCATAGTCAAACCTTCAGGCAGTAGCTTACGAGCTTGCTCCTTAGCAATACCTTTACTCAAAGCTGCTTTGTACACAAACTCAGCATCTGTCTGTACTCGTAACTGGGCAGCGTTCCACCAGTTCTGAACTTCCTTATCTTCGGTAGTCAAGCTATTCTGACGGTTCTTACTGTCCTGCATACGTGCCTCAGACAACTCAAAGTCCTGAGCAACAGCATAACGCTGAGAGAACTCCTGGAAGCTGAAGCTACGATGTCGCAAGATCTGACGAGCAATGTCACGAGTAGTTTCGATCTCCAATGACAAGTGTACCATCTCCAGAGGACTCCAGTGCTTGTTGTTGATCAAATACTTCAACAGCTTTGGGCCTGACTCCGTTGCATACTGATTGTCTGGATTAGATACACGAGCCATGTAGGCAAGAAGATCTTGAGCATCTTTGATACCTTTCTCGATGAGTCCCGGTGACGGAACGGAATAACAAACCAGTGATACTTTACTCAATTTTAAATCCTTCATTATCTTTTAGACGCAAACAGAACATAGTCCAGATTCCCATATCGTGTAAATAGTCCACTTCTTCTTGAGTAAAATAATATGTAGTATAACTTGTAGTCTCAACTCTCATCTGTCATTACTCCTAAGATTAGGTTAATACCTTGAATAAGCTGCATCTGTTCAAACTGATTAAGCTTATTCCATGCCTTAGCATTTGGGAAGTGCTTACGAGCAGCTTCGTAGAATCTCTCTACATCACTCATTTATCCACTCCTCCGGAATAGTTTTATCAGCAAACTTGTAGCCGTTCTTGCGGCACCACATGGCATAGGTTGTCTTAGATGTCTTACTAATGCGAGCATTAGAGTTACTAAAGACAAAGCGAATGTCAAGCTCAGGATTATGTTTCTTAACTAACAAATGTTTCTGACGATCAGGTGCTAAGAAGCGTCCCTTAGTCTCCACAATGATCCCGTTAGGGAGCTGGAAGTCAGGTGTGTACACATGAGAGGAAGCAGGTTTGATGTATTTCAGCTTAACCTTCTCGTATGTGTATTCAATACCTAACTTATCCAACTGCTCCGCAATACGCTCTTCCAATCCGCTACGAAATCCGTACTTCATTGCAACTTGTTTGGCGGTTGCCATAACTCTCCTTCATAACGTCTCAGCCAAAGTAGTTGGCCCTGTTCGATAAAATACTCCATCGAATGTCCAAGTTCTTCATACTTTTCCCACGCCGCTTGGAGTAGCTCTTCTTTAGTCTTCGAGTCCTTAAGAGCCTTTTCAGCCTTCTTCGGGCCAATACCCTCCAAACCGGGGATGTTGTCCGTTCGATCTCCAGTGAGAAGCTGAGTGCAAAACGACTTGTACGCTGTAAACTCATCGACATAGTATCTCTCATCCTTTACAGGGTTGTAATGCCATCCCTGAAGCTGATCCAAGTCTTTATCGACATGAACGATCCAGCATTTATCCAACATCTTAGTTGACTCGATAGCTACTGTATCATCAGCTTCTTCCCCTACCGTCAGGATAGCATCATGGCGCTTGACTAGATGCTCACGTAAGGCATCGTAGTGCTTAGGCTTGACTGCATCCTTACGATTACCTTTATAAGGGACTGTCTTGGCAATGTCATAACGGTAGTTAGATTTACCGGTGATCCAAGCTTTGTATTCATCAGCCTTGAGATTCACATAGATAAAGTCTTCTAACCATTCCGTTAATCGTGCTTTAGCGATGCCAACTGGTTCATCCTCAGCTGAGAAGCCAATTTTGTAAACAAGAAAGTCAGCATCGACAAGAGCAATCTTAGGTTCCTTGTTACAGGATGTCGTCATCGTCACCTTCGGCGTCTTCACCGTAGACAACCAAGTCAGTGACGATCAGCTTACCGATGCTAGGAGCAGCTCCGAACTTAGCTGACATCTTGTGGCGATAGCTACCAACCAGAGCAGTTACCTTAGTGCCGTTACCAATCTTCTCGATAGCAACTGCATTGCCTTCTTCGTCCACAGGCTCGAACACGAACTTAGACTTACCAACAATGTAGTTACCCATTGTGTCTTTGTTCTTGATCACAATACCTTGGCCCTTCAGAGCCTCACAAGCCTTGTCAGAGAGCATACCGAGTGTGCATTCATACTTGGTGTTGTCCTCGTTGAATTTCTTGTTATGTTCCTTCATCCAGTTAGCCCAGAAGAGTTGACCTGCGATTTTGACTGGTTTGTTATCCATGATTTAAATTCCTATTTAAGTTTCAAATGTGTCTGTCTTTCCAGACTGTCATGTTGGTACGCCTAACCTGACTCGAACAGGTACGCTTTTCAGCGGGAGATTTTAAGTCTCCTGTGTCTACCAATTTCACCATAGGCGCTAGTGTGTTTTATTCAGCCTTAGGAGCTTCTTTCTTGTCCTGCAACTGGAACTGCTCTACCAGCTTCTGATGCAAAGGGAAAGCACCGGACTCTGTAGGCAGTTGACCGATAACACGGACGATGAAAGCTGCTTCGTTAGGTTCGAGATTGAAAGTCATTTAAGTTCCTTTACTGTTTGTTGATGTACATTATTGTATCCTACCTTTAACGTCCTGTCAAGGTTTGTTACAATTATTTTCTTTCCATTGCCGCACCCACTTATACGCTGACCATCCATACTCTTTACTCAATTCTGTGGGAGAGCACTGTGTCTCCTTCCACTTCTTAAAAGCTTCGGTATGGATATATGAATATCGTTCCTTATTTGTTTTGATTGCGTGTTCGTGTCCTGATATACATTCAAGATGTTCGATGTTCTGGCAAGCACGATTCCCGCACAAGTGGTTAATCTCGTAGCCTTCTGGAATTTCTCCTCTCCGTGCCCTCCAGATAAACCTATGGAACATCTCAAGTGTATCGCCCCAGCGTTTACGAAAATAACCATCTTGATTCAGCTTATGTGAAAGCGGAATATAACAGCCATCCTCTGTCGTAACAAAAACAAGCGGTTTAGTGTACATCGGCCCAAGTCCTTCCTATATGTCCTTCAGCGCCTACTGGACACCTGAAGTTAAGTTTTTCACCAGCTTCTTTAGCTGAAGCGACCACAATATCCACGATCTGTTGTGCATCTTTTTCGTAACCTTCGATGCAAACTTCATCATGGACAAAAGCCAGTAGCTTGTAGTCTATCTTAGCAGCTTTTAGATTGGCTGTCAAGCAGATAATCCACTGTTTCGCAATGATAGCTCCTGCTGATTGCAGTAAACTATTCAGAGCGGCGTGCTCAGATCGAACCCAAACTTTTCGGCCATCCAAAGCAGGCACAAAACCTTTTGCAGCAATCTTATCAACCTTAGCCTTTAGCTTCTTTAAAGCAGGTGTGTTGTTCAAAAAGTTGTCAATCAGTTTAGCCCCCTGTTTAGCCGAGCCTCCAACAGTAGTCCCTACTTTAGCTGCCCCTGCACCATACAGCACGCTATATGTCAATGTCTTACTTAAGTTCCTTGCATCTTTATGCTCCTGTTTATCTTCTTTTGCTGTCCCCATCGGAACAAGACCAAAGGCTTGTGTATTCTTCCAGTGTACATCACCTTCCAGTAGTTCTCGCTGCCACTCAGAATCTTGCATATAGTGCGCTAGACACCTCAGCTCAATACCTGATAAGTCACAGCCGATCAAGACACGATCCTCTTCAACAGTCCAGCAAGCCCTACACTCAGCTCCATAAATAGAGGACGTATTCGGAATCTGCGCTAAATTTGGACTTGAATGCGTACAACGACCGGTAACAGCACCGTTGGTTATAACTTTCCCGTGAACCCTTCCGTCCTTACCAACAGCTTCCATCCATGACTCGATCTGGCTGATACGCTTGTTAAGCATCAGATATTCAGCAATGATCTGAGCCTCTGGAATCTTGATACCTGCCAGAACAGTCTCGTCAATCTTCGGAATACCTGTCTCGGTAAACTCCTTAGGCTTCCACCCAAGTTCCTTTAATCGTTCTCCGATCTGTTGTCGTGATCCGGGGTTGAAAGTAACCACGCTGTCCTTGAGTCTCTTTCCTGTTTTGTCAGAGTATCGCTCAACAGTGACAGGTGGCCATCTCTGTTGCATTCGCTCATATATTCCTGCCACTTTTGACTTGATGTCAGTAAGTAAACAGGTTGTATAGATTTGGTCAAGTTTAAACCCATTCCTCTCTTGCTCTGCAATGATGGCAGCAACACTGTGTTCAAGTTCCAACGACTCAAGACTAAACTGTTTCTCATTAAAGTCATTGACCAGTTTGAGATACAGCTTAGCAGTTACTTCCACATCACGTACGCAATACTCATCAAGAAGCC